AGGCCTTTGTAATAATTCAAAACCAGACGATCACTGATGCTTATATTGAATTTATACCCTTTAATGTTCATAAAGCACTGAGTCAGGGCCACAGAAAGCTTTTGCCCCGTCTTCCAGTCAAACGTCAACGGTAATGGTATCAACTGACCTTGCGGCGTCTGAGTCACAGGACCCGCCACAACAATAAAATCAAGCCTTAATTCTGTACCCTGCCAGTTGCCAAATACCTGGTTGATGGTTCCCTGCATGACAAGTTTTGGTGTTGAGACCTTGCCAGCAAGTGGAAGCCCCTTCCCCATACCCAGAAAGACCTTTATTTTCTTTCCGAATAACTCTTGCCTTGCCTGCTGCATTTCTTTGGGGCCGATACCCCAGACTACAAGATGCGTCTCCCCTTGAGGCGTGGATTCACCGAACCTGAGAATATCGAACTCAATCATTAATGCGCCGGGGTTATACACACCGTTCTTATGACTTGAATACTGCTTAATTAATTTTTCTGGTTTGTCACCATCAGCCGGAGAGAAAATCTGGATATCGTAATAACGCATTAACTGGTTACCTCAATTTGTCCGTTTTTCTCCCTCCAGTACATTTCCGTGGAACTGAAAATACCAGATATAAGGTTAATTCCACCAGTAACAGGAGAACCGACTAATGCCGTATTAATAATGGTGTTGTCGGAACTGTCCGTTATTAACAGATACCATCGCTGGGCTGCTATATTCCATTTCAGTTGACAGTTATAAACCGTTCCGTCAAGAACGGGTGTGAAGGCCATGCTCTGACGTTCGTTGCCAGTAAATGCGTAAAACTGAGATGTCATATCGCGACCCCCAGCTTGCCAAGCAGACCCGTGATCGCTTCTGACACTGATCCACCCAGAGACGTGTTACCCAGCGCATTTACTGTGCTTGTCCATGCAGATTCAGTAACCTTGTCCCCGCCGCCAATTTTACCCAGAAAGTTATTTACAGCCTGTTCAGCACCTGTTTCCGAAATCAGCGGCTGTTCAAAATCCCACATCCACGTCCGTTGCGGTAACGCATCATTTCCGGCGGTGACGTCCTTCACGGTGCGCAATATGCATCGGTTATAGATAACTGACGGTGTGGCAACGATGAATGTTCCACCGAGACTGGCATGGGCCTGGAGAACTGACTGTAGTGCGCTGATCGTTACTAACTTAGTCATTGCCCCGGTATTCTCATTCACCGGCGCTTCCATAATCAGGGATACGCGCAAAGGTTGAGCCAGTAACGCATTGGCGGCCACGACCTGGTTAGCAAAAGGGTAGCGGGCAATGTCGTAATCAATAAGCGTTGAGCCCTGAACTGGTTTCCAGTGGCAAAAATATTTATCCAGATCGGTGAGGTTAATTGCGCCACCCAAAAGACCAGTTACAAAACTGGCGCTTTGGGTCAGGGCAACGATCGGTAGCATGCCGCCAGGTATTGCCTGGGCAATGCCGTCACAAAGGATAACCGGGGATATTTCAAACCCCAGCTTGTACATCTCGCGAGTAAATCCCATTATTACCGTGCTCCGAGTTGAGCGCCCGTAACGACCGCATTACCGCCAGTATTGTTGTAAACGATTAACCCGTTGCCACCAGCGTTACGGCTGTTATCGATAGATTGCTGTAGAAGCTGATTTGTCCTGGCTGTGTTGCGCGCAATTTCCGATGTTTCCGGACTGGGCATGTTGGCAGGATTTGGTTTAGTGCCGTAAATCGCTGCGTACTGATCCTTCACGCGTCCAGGATAGTTAATATTCTCCTGACTACCCCTGTTCTTCCCACCGTTATACCAGCGCAACATCTCGTCGAAATCACCACCAGCTTGTCGCTCAGCCCAGGCCATGACTCTTGCGCCTGCCATGATGTTATCCCGGGCGTTGAAAGGGTCCTCTCCTGGCAGAAAATTATCCGGCATAACCTGCATCAAACCCTGAGCCCGTTTTCCAGAACGGGTTACCGGACCTTCAATATTTTTATCAAATGACGACTCAGCACCCGCAACGGCTTTCAACCATTTAGCATCAAGACCTTCTTTTTTGGCGGCCTCTTCGAAATACTGGTCGTACTGGGTTGGTGCCACGCCTGATAACTTTTTGGCTCCTTTCAAAAACCCGGAAACGTTAGGATCGCTTTCGCTTCCTGGGACGTAATCAGGCCCGCCATTTTTATCCTTTACCGTTTCATTACCAAGCATGGGGGATATGCCTGAAAGAAACTCGACCACGCTAATTTTACCGGTAATGACATCAACAACCCGGCCCAAAGCAATTCCAAGTCGCTTAAGCCCCGCCATGAAGTCTTCGACATCATTTTTAAACTCAGGTGAAGCAAGGTAGTTGCCAAATCGCTGAATTCCTCCAGCGAGCCCGTCAATCCATTTACCCAACTCTGGTGAGCGCATTACGGTATCGATCGCACCCGACAGCGCATCGGACAATTTCGTCAGCCCAGGCGTCAGCGGGCCAAGGCCGCGGATGAAAGTGTTTTTAATGCTCTGGCTGCTGTAGTCGAGCTGAATATTGAAGTCCTGCCACTGCCGCGCCTGCTCGTCAGTTATCTGTAATAACTGCGCATCACGTTTGGCTCGCTTCTCCATTGCCTCAATTTCTGCATCGCTCATGTTCTTAAAGCGATTCAGGTCATCAATGCTGAAGAAACTGGTCAGGCCGTAGGCATTAGCGCCCTGCAACGTTCCGCCGGTCTGTTTGAAAATATCACGGGCTGCGCGGATCATTTCCGGCAGTAGCTGGTCCGGAGAGCGCTCGGCGTTGTTAATGCCCATCGCCTGAAACTTCCAGCGCTGTGACAAATCGGCCTGGGCGTCACGGATTGATCCCAGCGTAGCCGTCGGGTTAGCCACGGCCCGCTGGAAGTTAATTGCGGTCGAATCCAGGGCACCTATGGTGGTATTCAGCCCCATAGATGTAAAACGTTGAGCGCTGGCTGTTGAAGCCAGTCGATTTAAGCCAAACAACCCACCAGCGCCAAGGACACCAGTAAACAGCCCGACAATTCCGCCCCATGACAATAAATTAACCGTGGCGTCTTTGATGTGCCCCGCAAACTCTTTCGAGTCCTTTTTCAGCTTTCCAAAAATACCAGCTGACCCGGATGTTTTCTTGTTCAGGTCTTCCTGGCGCTTGTTCGCGTCCTCCAGGTTACCGTTAATGCGATCGAGGTTATTCACCATCGCGTTAAGCGCATCGACACCATCCGAAAACGCTTTGGCCATGCCGCCGGCCTCTGTTGAAGCTTTCGAAGTTTCGCGGGCGCTGTCACTAATACCCTGCGCAGACGCCCGCCACGCTTCCGGGAGAGCATCAAGAGCAGCCTTGTATTCATTGAATTTTTCCATAAATGACAGAAACTTTTCGTCATTTACGTCGATATCAACAATGGATTTAGCTGCCATTGAAATAGCCCCTTTCTTTTAATGCGGAGAGAATAAAGCGCTGGCGATACTGGGATGGGCTGGCAAATTCCTCACCAGCAATCTCCCGTATGACATGTCTGAAACCCTCACCAGACGCCCAGTCTAGGAGGGTATAAACGACGTTTCCTGCGGGGCATTCTGGTTCGGGGTATCGGTATCCGTTTTCGACGTCGATAAAGAATCTCGCCACTCCGTAGCGCTCGATAAGGTTAACTGACCACCGAACATACCGATCACGCTCCCCACCGTCGGTTTGATGAGTTCCGGTTTCTGAATGGCAGAGGAAACCATAAAAAAAACGATTTCACCCTCCACCTCTCGAAACTCATCTGCGGAGAGGATGCCCGCTTTCATCGCTGCACCCAGCGGGGTGGATTTCCACTGCCCGTTATCGTTAAAAACCACAGTGGTTTGTCGCTGGATTTCATCAACAATATTCGGCCCGGTCTGTCCGGTAACAGCCTGTTCCTGTTTGATTTTCTTGCGAAGCATCATTGCGGCCACGCGGGCCGCTCCGAGACCGCCAACCTGCGCGATAAAACTGGTAAACAGGCTACCGAGCATCAGGCAATGCTCTTCGACAACCTCATAAGGAAACGGCGACGTATGGACGTATACCAGCGTTCCGTCATCACGGCTGACCGTGCAAACCAGATTAAGTTTTTTATCGATTTTCACGGTTAAATCCACATGTTGTCGTTAGTGACGAGGTAGCCACTGATGGTTACCACGTATCCGGCATCCATGCCGTTAAACGGCATTTCGTTGAAGTTAATCAGGTAGCAGTTAAGGAGCGTGAAGTTTCCAAACGTGGTGGCGTCCGGGGTTACAACCACCTCACCCAGCGCTGTATCGGTCGCAAAGCGCTGCTGGTAACTCGCTGCCAGCCCCTGAGTTCGCAGCATGTGAACGGTGAGAGTTACTTTCTGGTAAGGAACCTGACTGCCAACCGTGCCAGTCATCGTGTCAATAATGTCTGTGGCCGGTCCGTCCGGACGCATGCTGATCCCGTCTTTGCCGAGATACGACGCGGTGACGTTCAGGGCCGGAACATCAGTGACAGAAACCGCGCCACGAACGCGGTTGAGGAATCCCTGCGGTACTAATGGGTTTGCCATTTTATGCCCCTACAAAATTGGTGACGTTCAGGTTAAACGTGATGGATTCGAAACCACGACGAGGCGTGATAACAGCACTCAGGCCGTTGTATTTCCCATCCTGATAATCTGACGGGTTAAGGCTGGAGTAGTTTGCAAACGGGACCGCATTGATTACGGCGTTACCAGCGTAAGAGCCTTTTTCGTATTCAGTGTTGAAATCAGACTGAATGAGTTTTGCGCCGATAACGCGACCCAGAATAAGGCCGTAACTGATGCCGTTACGCAACGTCTTGAGCGCGCGGTTTTGCAGGCGATCAATACCGTTCTGGTCGTAATACAGCGGGTTAGTTGTGGTGTTCGACCCATTAATGACTTCGTTCGCCAGGTCGAGCTCAAGATTGATAGCCGCCCACGCCACCGCGTACCAGTAGTTAAACGGCTGTCCGTCCAGCATATGGCCCGCTACCAGCATCTTGTTGCTCAGCCCACCTTCAGCCGAGGAACCAATGTAATTGATGTTATTGTCCTGAAGCGTTTTCAGCAGGGTGCCGTTTTTTTCAACGGGATATTCAGTCGCGCCGTACATAAAGCGGTACGCCATCGGCGGGACCATATTCGATGAGCCCGGATCATTGGACAAAGCCGACTGAAACGCCTTAGCCATTGAAAACTCAGTAGCCGGTAGATCAGGAGCCTCCACACCCGCAAACACTGATTTATTTTTGGTTGCCACCCAGGACTGATACGTTGCAGTTGTGGTCGTGACAAAGAAATAAACCAGCGACCCCGGAGAGGTGTACTGCCCGGTGAGGGTTTTGAAAGTCGTTTCAGAATCCCATTCGCGCGGCACCAGGTACGAGAAGAATTTCTGATAGGTGTTACCGAGTGAAATGTCCTGGTCAATAAACGTGGACAGCGCTGCCACTGCATCAACTTGTGACAAATTACCAAGCTCAAGCACGTATACGGCACGGTTCGTTCCCTGAGCCCAGTACGAGGTGTTCATCTGCGTCAGCTCGATTGCCATCACTGTCTTAACCGTTCCCATCGTGGTGGAAGCGCCAGGACTGGACGCGAGCGGGTAAGTAAATGCGGTGGCGGTGGTCGCGGTGGCGGTAAACGCGCCGTTATATCCAGCCGGAACAACACCAGAAACAACCACAGGGATTTGCTGCCCAACAGTCCATCCGTGCGGTGCTGACAACGTGACTGTTACCAGGTTGGTAGCCCATGCAATTGACGAGATAGTTTTTGCCGGTGCCTGTACCGTTGCCAGGTCTGATTTAGAGGTCAGTAATTTAGACTCTCCTGCGTTCAGCGTTGTCCCGCCCACGGAGATCATCGCGCCGCTTTTCAGCAACTGGGATGGCTTCGGCGGATTGGTTACTGACACGTTAATGTTAACAATTGCCATTTAATTATTTCTCCGGATAAATGGACGGGATTGCAGACAGGATCAGCCCACGGGATACATCACGCATCCGTTGCTGGTAATAATTGACTTTGAATTTGATGGTCTTGCGCATGGCAATGACGTTCAGCTCGTTTTGCGTAACACGTTCATCCTGCACAACCGGGATGTTCATCACGCCCATTTCTGCGTCGTCGCGCAGCGTGTACTGCTGAACGTAGCGCAGAAAGTCTTCAACGGCTGCGTTGCGCAGGCCGGTAATCGAAATCGTCACATCCTCAGAAACCAACTGGTACTGGTTGTCACGCTCATCGACATAAAATGCCCCGGCAATCGGCGTAACGTTGCTGCACCGGATCGTCGCGAAGGGTGGCGAGAGGTTTTGTGTGGAAAGCATCGCCGGAAACATCGGCATGTACTGGTTCAGGCCCAGCCATACCGGCAGAGAACTGGACACGACAACATCACTCAGGTCGATATCGTCCGCAGAGTTGATGATCTGCGAGCGCATATGCGGATAAACCGCCTCACCGGTGTAGTGATAGAGCCTGGCAGGTTCGTTAAGGCCAGTCCGGCGGGAGAATGAAAACTGGATGCCGTAGAACTCGCCGATGTAGAGCACGTCCGGCCCGATATCATTAAACGGGTCGATATCCGACTGCGCAGTAAGGGTGACGACGTTTCGGTCATAAAGTTGCTCGTCGTCCTGAATGCTCTCCGTTGTCAGGTGCAGGTAGCCTTTCACATCAACCGTGTCGGGTTCCTGGTTCGGTTCATCAGCGACAATCGACGCTTTTACCCAGAAGACAAATCCATCAAGCGGTAAAACCTTGCGGATGTATTTCGTGAAGGTGACAATCTGGTACTGGCTCAGGTCATCCAGACCCTGTGTCAGAGTGGCGTTAAGTTCCGTTTTAGCCGTTTGTTGTAACTCACTCAGGGAAGGCATTAAGCACCCCGCTTACCCAGGCGCGCATGGCTGCCTGATAGGTTCCGGTATCGACGAATGAAGCTCGCGGATCACCTTTCTTGTTTTTAAAGCGCTTCGAGATACCAAGCAACGCACGACGTGTTGGAACGCCAGGCATACCGTTCATCTCTTCGTTGTCCAGGAAAGCCACGAACAGGTCGTGAACCCGGGACATGGATTCTGCCAGCGGGTCCCTTGATGGCGGCGCACCGGCCATCAGGTTTTCGAGGTTTGCGGCGAGGTCTTTGCTCATCAGATCGGCAATTTCGTTCCCGTAACGGTCAAAGAACGTCTGCATAATCCGGTACTTTTCCTCAAGCCTTTCCGCCACATCCCCGGTTGTGGTTCCCTCGCCTTCATACGGAATATCGATAACGCCGAGATGCAGGGTGATCATGACAACCCCCACAGACTCCCGAACTGCTGGGCAATCATCAGATAACGGCGGCCCCAGGGGTCCTGAAGCATCTGAAGGTCTGCCAGAGAAAGGTCTTTGAAGAAGTCAGGAACAAGTCGCTGCGCGCTGGTAGAGTTATCCCCGGCACCGGTTATTACGCCGGTAGCGATATTGTTCAGCCCGAGCTTTTGACGAAACTCTGAGAACACACTCTCTGTGCCGTAGTTGACAAGGAATGACGCAGCGAGGTTATAAACCGCAACTGCGTACAGGTGAGACATCACCAGCTCAATATCACGGTTAACCCACTCAACCGCGCCGCCGTAAGCCAGGGTGAATGACGGCGCGTTGTCGGGAACCTGCGCGGCGGTAACGCCCATGTCAGTTCGAACGAATTCGATGAATCCCGACAGGCTCGTTGTCATTTTTTCTTGCTCCCGGATTTTTCAGTCACGATTGTTTCGTTAACCATTGGGGTGTCTTCGCTGTCTTCGCGGCCTTTCGCCTGCTCAGCGCTGACTTCCATCTCGCCGGAATAGCCGGTACCGCTGTCACGAAGAGCGCTATCCAGAGCCGCGACGGATGCCTGGCGGCGTCCGTGGGCGCCACGGGTCAGGTGAATATCGTTATCGCGGATTGCTTTTTCGATTACCGATGCTGATACAGGCTTGTTCAGGCTGTAGCACAGGCCGACAAACGCCTGGCTCTGGTCGATTTTGGTAGAGTCAACCAGTCCGTAAACCTGGTGATGTTGCACCACCGCTTCAATCTCTTCAGTTGTGCCATCCAGCACCATCATCTGATCGCCGTGGTTAATCGGGATCTGAATAAGGCGACCGGTCTCCAGCTTGCGATAGGCGAAAATCTGGCGCTGCTTGGTGGTGTTAGCGATATAGAGTTTCATTGGTTACCCTCGTAAAAAAGCCCCTGCTGAGTTTCCCCGGCAGAGGCTTAACCACTTCAAAGAATGGATCAGGCGCTGTACGCCATGGACAGGATGGTGATTGCTTCCGGACGAACTGCCCAGCCTGCGGTAGAACGCATTTCTGACAGAACATCGATGGCACCGCCAGCGATAGGCGTCGGAATCTCGCGCGGCGCGGCCATGTCGGTAAACATCAGCGCGTTCGCGGCAAGAGACGGGGTCAGCTTGGCGAATTCGTTGGTGTTCACAGTCGAGTTGACCATAGGCACTTCGACCTCAGGGATGGTGATTACCACCGCGTCGGTACCGCCAGCGCCAGCGCCGATCAGGGTATCGTCATACACCCAGTCAACCTGGACGTTTGCGCCTTTCAGCACTTCTTTCACTGTGCCGCCGACAGTATCAGTACCACCACCAGGACGCTGGTAAGAAGTCAGCTGAACGATCTGCTGAATCTCCATGGCGCCTAGAACGCGCTGCGGACCCAGGATAACGACACGCTGCTGGCGGCCCAGCTGCATGGTGCGGGTCAGTGCTGCCTGCACGTGGCCCAGCAGATATACCGCCATCTGTCCGTGGTCATAGGTCAACACCGTGGTGTTATTGTTGCTGTCCGGAGGCAGGGACTCAGTCGTCGCGCCGGCGGTGTTCAGCAGGCCTTCACCGCCTGCAGGGTTCATGCCGTACAGCAGAGCTGAGCGCAGCTGCTGGAAGATGCCCTGACGCATGCCCAGGCGCTGAGCTTCCGGCAGTGCAAAGTTCCAGTTACCGGCAGCAGCCATGTCATGGTGATCGTAGATGCCACGGCAGCGGAACAGGTAGGTTGGGGTTGAAATCATCTTCGCATCCAGCGCCACGCTCGGCAGCTGGTTACCGTTACCGGACTGGCTGGAGGTGGTCTGGGTGCGAATATCCAGGCGACGCATATAGACGTACTGATCGCCTACGCCGAGACGGACTTGCGGGTTACCGCTGGCGATGGTTTCAAACGCACCTGACGCCTGCTGGTAACCAATGATCATCTCCGGCGCGATGTACGACGGATTGACGATGGTGTAGCTGGGGGTAATTGCAGCCATTTAATTCAGCTCCCGATTAAAGTAAGACCAGCGCGCAGCTGTCGGTGTTGTTCCAGGTCAGGAAACCCGTCGCGCTGTCATAGCTGACAGTCTTGGAGTTGCCTGATTCGATGGCGAGCACTTTTACCGGCAGCGTGATGTCGGAAAGCGTAACTGCGCCGATGGTGCCCTGCGTTGTTGCAGCGCCGCCTGGTGCAGTTGCCGGGGCGTAGGTGAAGGTTGTTGCATTCACGACTGACAGCACAACCACAGTTCCGTTGTACGCAGCAGGAGCGACGCCGCTGATTTTCACGTACTGACCAGCAGTCAGGCCATGAGCTGAAGCGGTTACCGCTGTCGCCACGCCATTGGAATAGGTCACAGCAGTTGTCGCAATATCAGAACCGGCGAAACCTGCCGCCGCCGCGGTGGTGATCTGGTTGTTCACAAAATCCCATGCCAGCGGCGTTTTAACCGACGCGCCGGAAGCGCCCAGCGCAACAACCTGTGCAGAGGCTTTCAACGGAACGCGCATGTTGGAGCCCAGGCGGTAGTACGAAACGCTCATGCCTGATGCGTACAGCGGAACCGGTGACTGCGGAGTGGTCAGGCCGTTGTGAGCCTGATTGAAGACAGTGAAGCCTTCCAGCTCGGCAGCAGACACAGCGCGACGGATGTAAGAACCGCGCGGGCTTGAACTGGTGCCAGGCAGAAGCTCAGCAACTGGCAGACCGCCCCACAAAGGTTTGGTTTCCGTTGCCGCCACAGTGCCCGCCGCCAGATTGAAGCGGTTAGCCGGGTCATCCAGCGCCACGCCCTGAATATAACCGTCGGATTGCACACCGAAGGAGCCCAGCGCATTCGTGGTTGCCATCGGGTTAAGAGATAAGTTAGCCATGCTTGAGAGCTCCCGTTAAGCCTGGTTGTTAAAACTGGTGACCTGACGCTTGCCGGACTGGAACGGAGCCCAGGTGGCAGCAGGATCGCCTTCGAAGGTGCTGATCTGGCGACCGGTCGCATCAGCGCGTTTAATTTCGCGCAGCATGCCAGGGCCAACAGACAGGCTTGCCGACTTTTGAGCGTCTGCATAAATCTGTTTTTCAGCGAAACCGAGAAGGGCTGAGTCAGCAATTGAAGACAAATCAACAGACTTAAAGTCAGGTGAATGTTCCTGCAACTGAACCATCAGGCGGCGTCGGTATGCCATTGGCTTCTCGCCAGAAAGTGGCACCGGCGCACGCTTGCCGAAGCAGGAGAACACGCTATCGGCCTTCACCTGTGCGTCGGCGACTTCGTTACGCTCTTCATCGCTCAACTCGGTTGGGATGCGGGAGCGCAGGTCGGCGATTTCCTGGCGCAGCTGAGAGTCAGCCTTTTCTTTAGCCATGCATTCAGCCTCTTCCGCGTCGGCCTTCTCTTTGGCATGCTTTTCTTTAGCCATGCATTCAGCCTCTTCCGCGTCGGCTTTGGCTTTCGCCTCTTCGGCCTCTTTGGCCTCCGCATCAGCCTTCTCTTTCTTTACTGCCTCTTCGGCATCGGCCTTGGCTTTGGCGTCTTTTTCTTCGTCAGCCTTAGCCATGCGTGCGTCAATCGCCTTATTGATTAGCGCTACGATTTTTTCCTCGTCCATCTTTTCAGCCTCGTTTGGAATGGAATCAGATTTAACACCAGTAGGGGCAAGGAGCTTGTCCCATACGCCCTGTTCACAAATTGCAACGTGGTCGAGCAATACCGGGGAACCTTCCACCAATAGAGGCTGACCGTCGATTTTGATGATTGAGTCCTGCGCTTCGCTGTACGTGACGGTTGGCGAGGTACTCAACTGCCGTGTCGCCATAATTTCGGCGGCTTCAGCGTCGTACACCCGGCCAATAGTCCAGACCTCGCCATTATCAGCAACCCAACTGTTCGTCAGGGTGCCGATAACACGCTTCGCAAATTCATCGCTATCGAGCTTGTTTTTCTCCGGGTGCAGCCAGATAAGCGGTACACCTGCAACTCGCTGGAGAAACTCTGGGGTGAGATAGTCGTCCGGGTTACGGAAGGCCATCTGTTGATCTGCAGAGCGCCAGGTAACCCCTGTTCCGGTTACCCGGATGGCGAACATCCACATGTTGATAAAGAATTGCGGGCTGCTTAGCGTCCCGTCAGCGATGAGCGCTGCCACTTCGGTTTCATTGAGCGCCTGCTGCGCCAGCATCTCAGCGAAGGGCTGATGAAGCGGCTTTGGCAGGTCGTCAATGTGGAACCATCCGGCGGCCATCGATTCGTCGTTAAGCTTCGCCTCGAACCTCTCCGGCACTTCGGCGCGAAACGTCAGATAATCGCCATATACGCTGTGAGGGGTCAGCGGGCCATCGTACTGATAGCCCACCTCTTCCAGCACCTCGCGGCGCGCGGCATCAATAGCCAGCTCGCCCGGCTCTACCGTGCCGCCAGGCTGGCACCACGTGCCATCATCCGAGCGCTGGATCAGGAAGACGAACTTACCCTGACGGAACATTATCCCGCTGCCAAAAATAGCCACGTTTTAATGCTCCTATGCTGCTTTCTTCATCGACTCCATGAACTTCTGCCCCTTCTGGGTCAGCATGTATTCAGGAATGCTTCGGAGGTTGTAGATGTAGATCACGTAGCACTGACAAAAAACCTCCTCGCTAGGCTGAGTGATTTCGTCGAGGTAACCGGCTGGCCCGGCTTTCACGTATCCGTTTTTTTGCGCCCAGTTCCCGCGAATCAGGTAATAGAGTTGATCGCGTTCCTTGTGGTCCTCGCGGAAGTCATAACCCGGCCGCCGCCAGTGGCTGTGCCATATCGCTGCAATCGCGTTGTTGCTGGTTGCGATCACGTTGTCGATGTTGGCTATCAGCTTATGGTTCTGGTCGATCATCACCCGGCGCGCTTCATAGTCCACCTTCTCGGCGGCCTTCTGAATGTGCGCCGCCGTCTCCCGCATCGTTCCCTGAATGCCGGTCAGCGCAATGCTGTCGGCTGAGGGAATGCTGCTGGCCCAGCCGCTAAACCGCGACAACGTGGTGTCGATGGCTTTTTTGCGGTTGAGCTGGATAAGGTCGGCGCTGGCGAGGATCCGCCTGTCGAGCTCTGTCCTTAGCTTCGGCTCAAGGTAGTTGAGCGTGAACCGGGATATGCCCTGATGGCGCTTCAGTGCTCCAGCACGGCCCACCTGCAGGTCGTATGCCTTCGTCAGGTTGCGGGTGACCATCGCCATGTAGTCATCGGCGGTTTCGCTTTCGGCGGCCTGGCGGATAATCGCCTGCCAGCGCTCCAGTTCTTCACGGGATGAGTAGCCGTTGCGGAGAAAGAACTTCACCGCGTCTCTCACTGTTCGGGTGAAAGTGTTCATAGCATCATCCCGCCGCCCGGCTCTTCAGCTTTCGGCGGCTCCGGCGGTGGGTTATCTTTCAGCGAGTCGTAATCGAGGTTAAGCCGCTGAGGGAAGAGGTTCTCGTTGGCGTTGGCGTTTTCACACGCCCACTCGATCAGCGTCGCACGGTTTTCCGGGTCAGCAGTGAGCTGCGGCAGCACCACCTCCAGCATGCTGACGATCGCCTTAAAGCGCGTTTCATCAACATTCACTTTCTCGCTTTCCGGCTCCTTCAGTGAAGACGGCCAGCGGTATTCGAAATTGTTAATCCACTTCGAAAAGTAAAGAGCGGTGAAAAACTCAATGCTCCACGCCCGGTACTGGCAGATGCGGATAAAGAAGCTGTAGAGGTTCTCAAGCCACTTACGCAGATCGTCAACGTAAACCGCGACTGATTTGGCGTCCTCGGTACCTTCACCAAACCCCTGAGTAAACGTCTCACTGTTCAGGATAATTGCTGGCATGTCGGCAGCGGCGGCGATGTTAGCCAGGATGTGGTTACGTGCAGAGTCGAGAGGTTTTTCCAGGTTGCTCAGGTCGATTGACTCAATGTTGTCGCTGTCGCCGATCTGAAGAACCTCCCCCGTCTTGCCGCGCTTCAGCATCATGCGCTTAATGCCGCTGAGCCTCTGCATCATGTTGTTGACGACGGAGCTTGGACCCTTAATTTTCGTCACCAGCAGGCCGCCTTTCACCGCAACCATATCGTCGGTGCGCATGGTCTGGATGAAAGACTTCAGCGGGTAGAGCGCTCGCTGGTACACGCTGCGCCCCGTGAAGCCGAAAGCCGCCGGGTTGTATGCGAGGTAAATTGGATCCTCGTTCTGCACGACGACACAGCGCGATTTGTGATACGGCTTGCCAGCAACCCGGATGCCGTCGACTTTCTGGAAGTCCTGGGCGTTCGGGTCCTGATTCAGCACAATGCTCCCGGCGGTGTTCATTGGGTCGAGAATGTTGAAACTCACGTTGTGTTTGTACAGGGTGCGGTAATCAAGCGCCGTTGCAGGTTCCTGATTATCCACCAGCATGGCAACCGCAGACGTGCCATAAATACGGGCAATACGCGCCGCGTTGGCGATGTGACGATCAGCACCAAGCGCCTTCCATTCACGTTCGAATGCGTCGCGCAGGCGTTGCTCCAGTCCAAAGGTCTGGGCAATATGAACCGTTCGAGATTCGCTCATCGCCATCTTAATCGGGCGATCCACCATCTTTCCGCCCAGTGGGTGATGCAGGTAGATGGTTTTGCAGGTCTGATAACCGGCAGTCATGCCCGGCTGAATATCGTCGCTGTCGAGGAGCGCGACAAGTTCCGGCGCAGCACTGCCGATTTCGAAATCATCTTCGTTCATTAGGTTTCTCGTCAGAGTGCGTCGCCGCTGCCAAATGCGATGATCAGCCCGTAGGTGTAATCGTCCAGTAGGTCATCGGCGCGCTTGTGTGCGTTTTTGTCAGCGAGGTGGAATCGTGATACCTGTTTGTGCAGATGGTTGGCGGTTTCGCCTTTGAATACAGCTGTCTTTTCGTAGGCGTAGCGGGATATTTTCGCAAGCCCCCGATAGTGATAACCGGACGCCATGATGGCGCGCTCGTCTTTGCCTTTGCTGGTAAGCGCAGATTCAATTTTATTGACCGGCCATCCGAGACTTTCCCCTTTCTGCAACAGGATGCTGCCCATGCTGGCGTCTTCAATAAAAACGCCCAGGCTACCGTTAACAGCCACGCACTGACCTGAAAGCTCATTAAGCCGCTCAAATACAGACGGCATCCATGTTTCAAGAAGCGCACCGTCAATCTGAACCACATCCCAGTCGAGAATGGTCAGGCGCTGCCTGCCGGGTCTGGTGTCCACGGCGTAAAACACAACAGCAGTGCCGTCATGTTCAGTCCCGCCCTTAACCGCCGTATCCAGAACAGCGAATACCGCTTCACATGTTTCAGGGTAATCGACAGGCTGATCCTGATTTTCACCCTCAAACCATTTGCGGACGTCGAACAGCGAAGCAGCGGACCAGTCCTCGAACTCAGCCATGAACTCCTGGCGGAACACGCGCGGGTCATTGTTCTCGCGCTCTTTTTCCAGCTCTTCCGGTGGAACGAACGGGTTTGAAGACGTTGGTGCGTGATGCTCAACAAAACCCAGCGATTTGTCGTGACAGATGGCGTAAAAGAAGTTTTCTTCATCCACACCGTCGGGGGTTGAAAATACGTAGGCACGCCCTCTCGTTGTCAGCAGAGTGGGCTTAATCGACTTGGGCCATATCTCTTTCAACATCTCAGGCGATTTGGTGAACGCCGCTTCGTCGATCAGGATGATTTCGTATTCACGACCACGGCCAGCCAGTTTGTTGTCGTTGGTTACCCAGAAGTCGATTTTCCCGCCATTCTTCAACAACAGGCGCTTTTCCTGTCGGCTGAAACTCTTTTTTAGCGGGAGTAGGGTTTCTTCCAGCTTGTCGTAAATCTCCTGGTACTGACGGTATTCAGCGGTGAAGATACCAACCCTCCCGCCGAGCAGGACATCCATACCCGGTCGCTTAAACTGCGCAGTAGCGTAGGTTACAGCCGCACTGGAAAGCATGAAGGTTTTACCCCAGCGACGACCACACCGCACCGCATGAAGCTGATCATCCCACGAATCAGACCAGACCTTTAACTGCCCATCATGGAGCGTTGGGAGGTAAATATCAGCCATGTCATCTTCCAGGTATTGGCAGCGTGTTATGGACGACTATTGCGTTATCGCTGTCGCCATCACGCATAACGTCGATTTCCATCTCCACTTTTTCAGTGGCAGCCTCACGGTATGCAGCATCGACCTGCATCTTGGAGATCGAGCCTTTCGTATACTCCAGAGACTCTATTCGCGCCGTGTTGCGGTGCATGGCCTTTTCAGCGGCGGAAATTAGCGAGTGTAAATCTTTCGCTTTATCATCAGTGGCCAGTTCCAGCTCTTCCCGCCAGCGACCAATATTCTCTGCCGCCGTGAGGTTTGCAGCTCTCAACCAGAACAGCTCATCGTCGAGGGTCAGCGCCTGGGCGTCTTCAGTGACTGCGTCAGATAGCAGCATCCGGCGACCGTATCCACCGTGCTTGAGGGCATGCTGATTGCCGGGCTGGAATGGCTTTATAGGTGGAGCGTGGCGGGAGCCTCGAATAGGTTTCGCGCCTGGGGAAATCTCACCATCCTGCGAATCGAATTCTTCTGGCTTGGCCTTGTTATGCTCACGTTGCGATTTATTAGGCTTCTGCGAATTCGCTCTTTTTTTCGCATTTCCTTTCTGCGAATTCGCACCATAACTCGTTACCTTGATATAGCGCTTCGCACTTGAGTAATTCAGTCCCTGCGCTTCGCACCAGTCTCTTGGGGAAATGCCGGTTTTGGCATGCTCGGACAGGAACCGTTTTTGGAGGTCTCCCCAGTCCGGTTTTGCCATGTTGAATCACCTGCTGTTTGACATTAT